CGTCAGCGCCTGCACCGCAGCGGACAGCGCGACCGCTTCCGATGTTTGCGCGTCCTCCTGCGCCGCCGCCGCCACGTCGATGCGCCTGTTGACCTCGCCGATCCGCTCGACGATGGCGCGCTGCTCCGGCGTCATCGCTCAGCCCTCCAGGCCAATAGTGCGTGCAAAGGCGCGGTTGGTCAGAATGTCGTTGCATTCCAGCAAGTCGACCAGCTTCGCGGCCCAGGCATACGCCTTCTCGTCTTGGCCGCAGTTCTTGTAGGCAATCGCCTTGGCAAGCGCCCGGTTGATCGTGCTGCGGTCTGCTGATGTCGTCATGTCAATGTGCTCCTATTCCAGGTTTAGAAAAAAACCAGCAGCGCTGCTATGGCGAGGCCGCCGAAAATCACAAAACCATGCGTCAGGATCGTCATCTCATCGCTCCACAATGTGCGTGTCGTTCAGTGATTGGTATATAGCGTGACGCTATGAGGATGGCAACAGCTTATGACAGATTTTTGTGACTGATGACAACTTGTCGCAGGTCAGGCACAAGCGACCTCGCGCATGGCAAGCCCATCTCAATAAGTACGCCGAACTCTACGAACGCGCGCTAAAAACACCAGCGCCGACAACGCGAGGCATGAATACCAAGCAGCGTGCTAAGGCGCGCAGCGAGCGGATTGCAAGGCACCAGCAATATGGCCACACGCAATAGGCCATCCGGCCCAACAGGAATTCAGCTCGGCACCAAAGCGCGAGAACACATACACGCGTACATCCTGATTAAACGGCTGGAAAATTTTGCGCTGATCGACCCAGACAATCCGAAGCCGGGTGATGTGCGGATGACACGCACTCAGGCCTTCATTGCACTCGCGTTGCTCAAGAAGGTTCTGCCCGACCTGGCGAGCGTGGAAGTGTCTGGAAACGCTGACAAACCTCTGATGGTTCAGGTCGTGCGCTTCTCGGACGGTGAGCAACTGGAAGCGCCGCGTCCTGTGTTGGACATGGGTAAGCTCATCGAGATTGACACTGCCGAAACCGCTGCCATTGAAGCGGAGAGTGTGGGCGCAAGTATGGGTAGGAAGAATGGTCACGCCAAATAGTGGCGGAAACCCTGGGCGTTCTGGCTAATGATGGCGGATGGGGTATCCGCCTAACTCAATAACGAACAGGCCGAGAACGCAGCCGAGCTCACCGCATCGCGACGGCTGCGTACCGGTAACGCGCAATGTTCTCAGCCACTTAGGGGTGGTGGAGGGCCACCGGGGCACCCCGGCGGGGGCACCCGTCGCGCCATGGTCGGGCAAGGGGTCGGGAGAGCCTGGGCCAGCACCCCCTCCCCCAGTACCCCGCTCCCACTTCACCAGTGCTTCCAAAATATTCGCACGCACGAATACGTCGTTAAGCAACACAATTACATTGTCAAGCATTTTGTTTCTTCTGAATACGGGAAACGCGATTATTTTGCGGTGAAAGTGGTAGTGACGGAGTGGTTATGGAAGAAGAGGATCGGCGATTGATTGCTGCGGAAGCATCTTTCCCGCGGGGGGAAGCGGAGGGTCGGCGTTGGCTGGACGATGAGCCGTCTGAGCCGCGTGAGGTATCGGATCGTCGGCCGGCCAAGTTTTACGCGCCTCCTGGTACCTGTGAGTATTGCGACCGTCGGCGGGCGGCCTCGGCGCGGAGTATGCGGGAGAGTCGGGAGAAGGGTGGCGATGCCTGACCTGCGTGGGGCGGGTCGATGACGCCGCTTGCGAGGACGTATCCCGAGCCGGCGGGGGACATTGCGGCGCAGATGGCGGCGTTGGTTGACCCGGATCACCCGAAGCGGGCGGTATGGGTTTCGGCGGGGACGGTGGTGGGGGCGGTGGTTGGTGCGGTTCCGCGGCTGAGTTTGCCGGCGGGGACGCTTTACGCGCGCTTGGGGGATTTGGATGCGCTGGTCGCGGAGCCTAGCCTGGAGACGTTGGCGAGAATCCTGGATTACGTTGAGTGCCGGTCGTCGGCGCTTGCGGGCTTCTTCCAGCTGCCGGTGGTGCAGGCGCTGAGCCCTGCTGGCTGGGTGGTTCAGGAGCAGTTGGTGAGCTGGGGTCGGGTTGGTGAGGCGCGGCGTCGTGCGGCGGCATATGGGCGGGTACGGGTTGTGTCGGTGGGGGGGTGTCTTGGGCGGCGGCGTGATTTGATCGCGCGTGAGAGGTTGGTGGCGTGAGCACGCCGGTTGCGGGTTCGCTGGCGACGGTGCCGCTGCATGTGGCGGCGGGGGACATTGTGGTTTGGTGGAATGATCCTGGTGGGACGTGGGAGAGCGTGCCGTTGGGGGTTCCTGGGCCGGCGGGTGCGACGGGGCCGAAGGGCGACACCGGCGCTGCCGGATCGACTGGCCCTGCGGGTCCAAGCGGGGCTACTGGCCCGACAGGCCCGACCGGAGCCACTGGTGCGGCCAACATCACGGGCGCGGTTTCCGGCCAGCTAACAGTGGCCGGGTCGGCAACTTCGATCGCGTCGAGCATCCCGACCTCGACGTTCCTGACGCCGGCCGCTGCAGCGGCGACTTACGCGCCGGTCAACAATCCCACCTTTACCGGCAACCTGACGGCCCCGTACATCATTTCCAGCTCCAACGCGAACAGCGGCTTTTCCTGGTTTGATCGGACGGTGCCAGCCACGGAGTGGGTAATCAGCGCAAGCGGTGGCGTCGCGTCCTTCTACAACACCGTCGCCGGCGCGGCCGTTCTGGGTCTAACCAATGGCGGCGTCCTGTCGATAAACGGCCTCGGCGGAACCACCACCAACAGCAACGCCATCGCCGGCTGCGTCGGCGAGTATATCGCCGCGCTCAACGGCAGCGGCACGGCGATGGTGAGCGGAGTTACCGTTAATCTTGCCTCGATCAGCCTGACCCCGGGCGACTGGGATGTCTGGGGCGAAGTCTGGTGCTTGCACAGCGGCACGGCGACCGCGTTGGGCGCGGGCATCAACACGGTCTCGGCCAGCCTTCCAGCCGGTCCCGCATTAAACACCTCGCGGGCAGCGTGGTCGTCCTCGACGACAGCCGACGCCATTTACGCACTGTCGCCCTGCCGGATGTCGCTCGCCGCCAGCACGACGGTCTATATGTCGGCCATTATCAACGGCACCACCGCCACTGGTTACGGTAGTCTGAAAGCGCGGAGGGCGCGCTGATGACTCGGCTTTATATCGCGCTGTTGTTTTTTGCTCTTTCTATGCCTGCGCTCGCCGATATGTATCCGGACGCTTCCAACGCCGTGCTGCCGGTAGCGCGCACCAACCTCGGCCTTGGCACGATGGCGCCGCAGAACGCCCCCAGCGTGGCCATCACGGGCGGGACAATTTCCGGGTTGAACAGCCTAACTGTCTCGGGAAATCTTTCCTCGCCAAACGGCATTCTTTCTGGCGCCACAAGCCCAGCCGGCAACTGGCTCGACAATTTTATGGCTGGGCTTCCTGTCTCACCGAATTACGGCATTTCCCTTGGGCCAACGACTGGAACGTCGCAGGTTATCGGCCTGATGACACCGAGCGGACAGTTCGGTGTTGTCGCCGGGGCACAGTCAAAAGGTTGCACTGTCGCTTCGCCCTGCAACAACGTCGATAACTTTGCGGTGGGAGCGTTCTCGATCAACAACGCGCAGACGGGCGGCGCGACACAGCAAAACGTCTGGTCTTATTTTGGTGTTGTTACGGCGCTTCCCGGCGCATCAAATGTGGGCAGCGGATATACTCACGGCATTGAGCAGGACATCGTAAACAAAGGGCTTGCCGGACAGCCTGGAGCCGCGCCAAAAGTTACGCCTTACAATCCAAACCCATTGTACATGACCAGCGGTATGGTGCTGGCGTCTGGCTCTGGTTCATTAAGTGCAACCGAGCAAGGCTACGAGGGGCCGGCCTCTATTGCTTTAGAAATAGCAAGTAATTGTTCGTGCAGCCCGACTAGCGTCGGCAACACGCCGACGTTTAAGAGCGGCATTGTTTTTCAGGCTTATGCGTTGACTGGTGGAGTTGGGGCAGATGCCGATGGAACGATCACCGATGCCATCTCCTTGCCGCGGTTGGCTGGCATCAATTTCTGGAACTCAGGTGATACGACAAGCCCGGCGGGTAGCATTTATTCCGCCATGACCAGCGCCACCCCGCATGGCTACAACATACGCTTTGACAATACTGGCGTTGCCATCGAGACAAATATCGGTTTTGGGCAGGGTAACCCGATCCTGTTCGTTTCACCATCGGCGGGCGGCACCTGTTACGAGCAAATAACGGCAGGGGCTGGGCTGATGGTCTTTGCGACAAAAGGTGCGGCTAACTGTACTAACTATTACAATGCTAATGGAGCAAGTGGAAACTATGTTTTTCAAGTCAATGCCGCGGCGGTAGCCAGTTTTAGTGCGAGCGGATACCAATTCAATAATGTTCCGACTGCCGCAGGTGCGGGCGGCCTCTTTGTTTGCGTCGACACTGCCGGCAACATCTACAAAAAAGCGACATGCCCATGAGGTGGTTGCCAACCGTTGTCCTCGTTGTCCTGGCTGGGGCCGCGCAAGCACAGACGCCAGATCCGATAGCAACTGCTGTGGGCCAGGAGTGGCAAGCGTCCGAGGTCGAGCGCGGGCATCTCGCCGAGGCGCTGCAAAAGCTCATACAGGCTTACACGGCGGCACAGGAGAAGCAGAAAGCCATTGACGCCTACTGGAAAGATTATGTCGCCGGCCTGACCAAGGACGCGCAAACTGGCGCCCGTTGACGACGGCCTGATCCGCCTGCCGCACAACGGCTGGGCGCCGCGGCCGTATCAGCGCAAGCTGTGGAATTACCTGGAGAAGGGTGGCAAGCGCGCGGTGGCGATCTGGCACCGTCGTGCGGGCAAGGACGAGGTCTGCCTGCACTGGACGGCGACGGCGGCGCATACGCGGGTTGGTTGCTACTGGCACATGCTGCCGGAGGCGAGCCAGGCGCGGAAGGCGGTGTGGGACGCGGTCAACCCGCACACCGGCCAGCGAAGGATTAACGAGGCGTTCCCGCGGGAATTAAGGGAGTCGACAAGAGAAACCGACATGGCGATCCGCTTTAAGAGCGGTAGTTTATGGCAATTAGTCGGTTCTGACAACTTTAATTGTTTCTCGGATGACACGGAAATTCTAACGAGGGATGGTGGTTGGCTGTTGTTCTCGGAACTGACTGGCGATGAGCTGGTCGCGACGTTGGAGGGTGACGATCTGGTCTACGCGCCGATCCGTAAGGTCATGTCGTACGACTACGAAGGCGAGATGTATCGGGTCTACAACAACGCGATAGATCTGCTGACGACGCCCAACCACCGTTTTTACGTCGAGAGCCAGAAAGGCGTCCGCAAGTTCAAGCGGATCGATGACCCGACCATCCTAGGGGACAAGATCCCGGCGGTTGCCGATAACAAAATTACCTGGGTTGACATCACGGCGTCGTGTCTCAGCCAGGAGGAGTATTCCGGCAAGGTCTGGTGCGTCGACGCCGGCAGCCATGTCATCAAGGTTCGTCGAAATGGCAAGGAAGCGTGGTGCGGCAACAGCCTGGTTGGCTCGCCGCCGATCGGCGTGGTTTTCTCCGAGTTCGCGTTGGCTGATCCGTCAGCCTGGGGTTATCTGCGGCCGATCCTCGCTGAGAACGGCGGTTGGGCCCTGTTCATTACGACGCCCCGCGGCAGAAACCATGCCGCGACGTTCTACGAGGCGGCGCATCAGGACCCGACTTGGTTTAGCGAGCAGCTGCCGGCGACGGACACGTCAGTCTTCACCTGGGACCAGCTCGAGATCGAGCACCGCGAGCTGCTGCGGGAATACGGGCCCGACGATGGCGAGGCGCGCTATCGGCAGGAGTATCTGGTCAGCTTCGACGCCGGCGTCATGGGGTCGTACTACGGCAGCTTGATGGAGGCGGCGGAAAAGGAAAAGCGGATTACGAAGGTGCTGCACGATGCGCTGTTGCCGGTGCACACGGCGTGGGATTTGGGGATTGGCGATGCGACAGCGATCTGGTGTGTGCAGCTCGTGGGTCAGGAGATCCGGCTGATCGATTACATTGAAAACAGCGGCGTCGGCCTCGATTGGTACACGCGGGAGCTGGATCGGCGACCGTGGAAATGGGGTGAGCACATCTTGCCGCACGATGCCGAGGCGCGCGAGCTGGGGACGGGCCGCA